CCGGCAGAAGCAGAAAAAGCTTATTATGCTTCCATCGGCAACGATGATCTGGCAGCCTGAGTTCACAGATAAAACACTCTCCAGGAAACCCGGGGCGGTTCACGTTGTGATTTTTTCCATCTGATGTATGTCTCCGTCACCGCCGACAGAAAATGAAAGTAAAGAAAAACAAAAAAACCGCCAGTGTCACCCACTGACGGCCAACTCCGGGAGCCGTGATTATGGCATTCAGGCTCTGCTAAAAATGCCAGATAACATTCCGGCCTCCCCTGATTCAGGTTATAAATGACACAATATCTTGACAACACCCGTCACTGTCTGTCAGAAAATATACCGCCAGGCATAAGTATCATGTGAAATCCAACTATCCTTCTGAGCCAGCACCTCTCCACCGAAAGTCAGTGCTGGCTGTTTTTTTCCTTAATAAAGCATCTGTAACTGAAACAATCCGCATATTGATAATATATTGACAGGCATCATTGCTGTCTGTGAAAAATAAGTCTCTACAAACATATAAGGCCTTTTAGCCAGCGTCTTCTTTCAGGTCAGTCGCTGGCTCTTTTTTTATTATGCTGCCGGTGCATTTATCTCCAGCACCAGACTTTCTATCTCAACGCCATACGCTGCATTTTTTGTAACATCCGTCAGCGTCAGCGCATTCAGTCCCAGTGTCAGACCGTCTTTTATAACCTGGAATGCCGGGCCAGCCACTCCATTCAGTTTCGGAGTAACCGTGGCACTGCCGGCGGTGAACACCAGCTCCAGCGTCTGCCAGTCGTTACCGTAATCGCCGAACTCCCCCAGCTTCGTGTTTCCGGCTTTCCTGTGATGCATCAGATTCACTCTGCCGTCAGTGGTCTGAGTGAAGTACGACATCAGGAACGGATTACCGGTACCCGTCATCGCCACACCATCAGGAACGGGAGCATCCGTATACAGATAAATCCCCAGCCCGAACTGATTGTTGGTCAGTGCGCCTGACAGGCGGAACTTACAGGTCAGTCTGCCGCCCTGTGTCAGCAGGGTAATTGCGTCATCCACCGGATGCGTCAGGGACCAGGTTTTATTGCTCTGCTTGGTGATCTTAAATACACCATCTGACAACTGAATTCCGCCATCCTTAATGCTCCAGCCCTGCGCAGCAGCCTCTCCGGCTGCCGGCAGCAGGGAGATTGTGCGAACGGACGTATCTGCAGACGGACCCGATGGCGTGTTGCCGCCGGGCGAGGGTTTGATTTCCGGTGCCTTACCACTGATGAAGGCTGAGGTGCGCCCGGCTGCGTTCAGAATAGCGGTTGCCAGACGATCCGGAATAATGCTCCTGCGCGCCCATGAACTGAAATGTGTCGGGCGGTTTGATGATACCTGGTTTCCATTCGTTCTCGATGCCGCACCGTAATATCCTGATGCCGGAATATCCGGATCTTCTGCCGGCGCGTTAGTGGCGGTATTGACGCCGTTACCGTCTGTCATGAAGGGCACAAAATAAACGCCCTCACTCTCCCTGTTTTTATACCCGCCGTACACGGTGTCGTATTGGGTAGCGTATGTATTTTTCCAGTAATACGTCGTGTCACCACAAACCCACGGCACATCTGCAGCGCTGCCACCATGGCACTGCGCGTTAAACACGGAGAGGTCAGCACGAAACTGTGTCAGCATGGCTGTAAACAGCGCAGGTTGCTGTGCGTGGGTGGCGGCGCTCATGTCAAACTCACCCTGCATCCAGCAGACGGCCAGCAGAACGTTTTTGGGATTTTTCTGCAATGCCGCTTTTGTGCGGGAAATCAGATCCTGATATAACGGCTTGCCCACCCCCCAGCGTGCCGAATCCTGACTGGCCCCCGTGGACTCGCTGAATGTCCCCTCCGCGCCCTGGGTAAATGCCGAACCACCACGACAGCATGGTACCAGCAGGATCCCCGCGTTATTCGGGATATACGGGAGCAGTTTTTTGGCAATATGTAAACCCTGGCCGACACAGCCGTACTGCCCTTTGCTCAGGTCAGCCCTCGGATGATTCAGCGTACTCATATCCTGCACATCATGCAGACAGTGGTCAGCCGGAATAATATCGTTATATCTGCAGGCAGCCCCGCCCGGCGTCACTGTACTGCGGCGCGCCAGCTGTTTAATGCGCGGATCCGGAGCATCGTATGAATCCGGCAGCGGAAGCCCTTCACCGTAAGCCATAGCATTGGACTGCCCGGCCAGTACGATGACGTAGTACCAATCCGGCTCAGATGAAGGGCCGACCTGTGGCTCTCCTTCAATAGCCACCGCCTGCATCAGTGTGTACGGCGTAATGGCAACCGGTCCGCCGTATGGCTGCCAGCCCTCTTTCAGTTTGTGTGTCAGCTTTTCCGCAAGGTCTGACGGCGACGCCGCCCTGACAACATCATAATGTTTAATCGACATCGAATTTCTCCCGTGTAGAGGAACAGAGTTAAAAAGCCGGAAGCGGAATCAAATCACAGGATGACCATCTGCCAGTGGCTGGTCGTAAAAAAAAGGCCGCGCCATGCGCAGCCGAAAATAAAGGGATAACGATGATAGTTTGAGAAAAACAGAAATAACACTTTTGTGGCAAAGCATGGTGCCGGGTGCCTCCCGGTGAATTCAGTATCAGCACCTGAATCCGCGATTACCCCATATTCCTTCTTGCTGATTGCCCCACCGCACAGGGGGATTCACCATGCAGAAGTGTTTTTAATAAACAGCAAACAAAAAAATCAAGCATTATGCAGGCTGTTTCTTTTTATCACCGGCCACAGCAATACCATAATGCCGCAGACCAGCACCCCATCCGCCAGCACCGACATGATTCTGCTGGTGAAATCCACCATCACCACCAGAAACAGCAGGAGTGCAGCCACAGTCAGGCGCAGTTTTACCGTCACAGGTAATTCTCCAGACGAAGACCCAGAACACCGGCAATCTCTTCCAGCACCTTGCGCTCTTCCGGCTCAATTTCGCCGTCTGCCTCCGCAATGGCCACCGCCACATCCAGCACATCTTCCGCTTCACGCGTATCGTGTTTCACATCCTCGATCTCACGTAACGCCGCACGACGACCAGTTTTAAAGTTCGTATCCAGCTGACCGATAATGGTTGCGCTAATCGCATTAATTTCTGACGTAAACGCGTACAGCGCAGGCTGATTACGCAGTACCTGTTCGATCTTCGCTTTCTAGGAAGCCTCACATTCACCATCTGCACAGGCCACCAGGTATGCGGCGTTAATCACCACCTGTGCCAGATCGCGTTTTTCAAACTTTTTAATTTCCGTTGCCGCTCTGCGGGCTTTTTTTACCAAAAATACCAAACATCGTGACGTTCCTTTGGGTGGGTGAGCCAACGCCCGGGAGCGATCTGCCCACAGAGAAAGTCACACTGACCACTCCATAAGCTCCCCCCGAAAGGCTCTGTGGTTGGTATGCGCCGGGCGTGGTGCGGATACAAAAAAGGTCCGCAAAAGCGAGCGAGGGAAAATAAGTGTGGTGCGTTGTACTGGGTTCGAACCAGTGACCGATTGCTTAGAAGGCAATTGCTCTGTCCGGCTGAGCTAAAAACGCAGAATACCGATAATGGACCGCCATCGGAGACTCGAACCCCGCGAAACCAGCTTCGAAGGCTGGCGTTCTATCCCGATGAGCTAATGGCGGTATGTGATGGTGGCCCTTGCTGGATTTGAACCAGCGGCCTGGCGATTATGAGTCGCTCGCTCTCACCACTGAGCTAAAGGGCCGGGCGCAGGATAATAACGTTACGAAATCAATGTTGCAAGCATTCAAGAATCACCTGGTTAAAAATTACCCTTGCTTCCTCCACCAGCGCATTCACCATGTCTATCCGAGATAAGTGGCACAAAAAAACCCGCTTGTGGGCGGGTTTTGTTTGCTTTTGCCATCACGTACAAAATCGGCAAAATATCAGATTTGCATGAAATATATGCCTTTCAATCTACTTTTGCAACACTTTGCTTTGAAAATGCCGCCTTTTGTTTTGAACGCGTTCTCATTACAAACAATAAAGCCTCACTATCCAGTCGGTGAAAAATGTGTTTCATTGCAACCCAGTGACGAGTAAATGTTTTGGACCAGTTTTTAGTTGTCACTCCCACCAGTAATGCCAGCTCCTTGTATTCATAACCTTCCCCACCAAAAAGTTCTGCTTTTACTGCCTGCGCCGCCAGCCAGATTAATTTTTTCAGGCGTTCCTGCGTTTTCCCTGCAATTTTTCTGGTACCGGATTGAGTATTAAATTCATTCCACGCCCACTGTGTTATCGCGATCTGATATTCCCAACAAATACTCCCGCTGTAACACCACAACAACCAGGCTTTATGATGTTCTTCAAGAGACAGAACAGCCCGCCGCCACGATGATGTCGAAAACTCAATCGGACTGACCAGAGGAATTGACGTCACCTTCGCCAGCGATTGCTTTCCCGGGATTGGTGGATTATCCCGCGTTATCATTTTTCCAGTCACTTCATCGCGGTACCGGATTTTTTTTCGCCTGTAACGCCCTGTATCGAACATGGCATTCTCCTGCCAGGCTTCAAGCTGACCTTTTGTTGCCCCAATCAAATCGGCGGTAGCGATAATGAGCAGCTCACGCACAAACTGTAAATAGTGGTTATTCATGCGCACTCCAGTTCTGTGATTTTTATCCCCAGCCGCTCACCAGGAACGAGCTGACCGCGCACAATATTGATTTCATCAAACTGCTCATCGTCCATTAGCAACCCCGCATGCGTCAGCGCATCCAGCGGCGCTTTCAGAATATTGTCCAGGTCACGGCGGCGCTTATCCGGTGGCTCGGCAATAATCTTTATCGCCAGCCTTCCGGACAGGCTTAATTTCAGCCGCTGCTGGCGAACAATAAGCGCCACAGCCCGGCGATAACGCTCACCGGCTTTTGATACAAAATATGTGCTGCCACGACGTCGCCAGTAGGTGTTCACCGTCGGCGGGTAAGGTAAAACCAAATCTATGAGCATCAGTCACCTCTTTTACCCGAGCACGCCAGTCGCAAAGGCGTGATCAAGAAAACGAAAAATTAACTCAATCTGAGAGCCGTACTTTTTCTCAAACTCCAGCGGGTCTGCATGAAGTTCGTTGTGGTGCTCCCGGCACAACGGTAGCGTGAAAATATCGTGGGCCTTTGTCCCCATTCCCCCCTGACCATGACCAATCAGGTGATGCGGATCGTCAGCAGGCTTACCACAACACGCACACGGCTGTGTCTTTACCCAGCGCGTGTATTTCTCATTAACCCAACGGCAACGTTTAGGCCGCCTCATGAACGATTCAGGAGACTCCGGATCAACGGCGATACTGACAACCGTTTTTTTCTGTGGTGGATTTTGTTGCTGGTGGACGTGAAGTGGCAGCGCAATATTTTTTGTGCGCTGCTTCAGTATGCTGATGGCTGTCTGTTCTCCCGGTACGATGTCACTCTCACGGTATACGGAGCGGATTTTTTCCGCTGGTAATCCCAGCGAACGACGCGCTACTGCCTCAGGTAGTGCATCCACCACCTGATTGCAGGCCGCCCACCAGGATAATTCAGCCAGCGATAATTCACGCTCCTGTGTGCCATTCATTGCGTGACGAATGACGTCAATCATCCATGCTGACAAGTTTTGGTGAGCAAGTTGCTCAAGTGATTCGGAGGTCTGGTCACGCAACTGGTTGTCGCAGTGCCAGCACAACACCATTGCGCCGGTACCATAACGGTGAATGACGGTTTCACTGTGGTGATAATCGCCGTGTGGCCACTGGCAGGATTTAACATGGCGCAGTAACCAGTCAGACAATGCGCCAGCGCCACCAGCAGCACGAATCACTCGTTCGTCGCTGAAAAATGGCAGTAATGATTTATCCTCCGCCAGCGGCTGGCGAACGGCAGGAACGACCCCGGACGGCAGATTACGCATGCTTTTCGGTTCCGGCTCCACCAGTACCCGGGTATTGTGGAATACCGGCATGGATTCACGGCCCGGCTTAACGATCACCAGCCCGAGTTCCGGTACCAGAACAGGTCGAAGTAATACCCGCACGTTACCTCCAGATGCGTTGCTGGAATGTGCGGGACGGACGCGGTGGGCGTTCGGAGTAAGGAAGCCTGACGGAGATTATCCAGTGACGATAATCGAGACTGAGGGCTTTCTTAACCTCGTATCCGCGCCTGCGGTAACACTGAATCAGCCATTCAGCCTGTTCTTCGGTGCAGGGGTCGTGCTGATACCAGTCAGATTTGAATGCATGAGAACGCCGCCCGTGCCTGCTGGCAGGGGCGGCAGAGTTATCCGAATTGTAAAATTTGGTATCGTGCGCCATCTGTTTTCTCTGCTGGCGCAGCAGGTGCCAGTTGTTCAGGCTGACGGATGGATTGTAAACCAGAACGACCAGAAAAAACAAAACCCGCCGAAGCGGGTTAAGTGCGGGTGCGTTGAGGATGCCTGACACATCAGCGGTGGCGAGGGATTTCTCCCCCGCCTGGTCTCTTACTCCTCAGGTTCGTAAGCTGTGAAGACAGCGACCTCCGTCTGGCCGGTTCGGATTCGTACCTCGCAGAGGTCTTTCCTCGTTACCAGTGCCGTCACTATGACGGTTAAACAGATGACGATCAGGGCGATTAACATCGCCTTTTGCTGCTTCATAACCTGCTTCTCCTGTGTAAGTTCACAGAGATATTGCAATTGCCTCCGGATAAGTAAGGGGAGATTGCACTATGCAAATGCAGCATCTGATGGTTGGCTATCCTAAGTAC